TTAACTCAGGATATGCCCCTGGTCTTGGATGATGGCGTCGTCCAAGGCTTCCAACAGTTCTTTACGGACTTTCAACTTGGTGTGCTTGTGGGCGTTCATGTTGAGCTTCTTCAACTGACGCGCCGCTTCCAGCGCCGCCGCGTGCAGCTCTTCCGGTGCCACCACCTTGTCGAGGAAGCCCGCTTGCAACGCGCCCTGCGGGTCAAACATCTCGGCATTGATCACCGAACGATGGAACGCCGACTTGCGCAGGCGATCCCGCGCCAACTCGATACCGGCGTGGTGCATGGTCATGCCAATCGCTACTTCGTTCAGGCCAATGCTGAACGGGCCTTCCACGCCAATCCGATAATCCGCCGACAGCAGCAGGAAGGCACCCTTGGCCACCGCATGCCCAGGGCACGCCACAATCACCGGGAACGGGTGCGACAACAGGCGACGCGCCAACGTCGAACCGGACGTCACCAGGCTGATCGCCTCTTTAGGGCCGGCGGTCATCACCTTCAAATCATAACCACCCGACAAAATCCCCGGCGTACCGGTGATCACCACCACCGCCCGGTCCTTCTCCGCCTGGTCCAGCGCTTCATTAAAGGCACTGACCACCGCCGGAGAAATGGCATTCACCTTGCCGTTGCTCAAGGTCAGGGTCGCGATACCGTCTTCGAGGTGGTAGGCAATCAACTCACTCATGACGCGGTTCCTTGTAGGACTTGTTATAGAAGAATGCAGCAGACGTTACCCACCACGCCCGCCCCGGTAAAGCGCTGTGACTGACTGGCCAGTCAGGGTTTTCCCCTGCACAGCGCATCGGAATGCCTGGGGCAGGGCACAATCGCCGCCCCAGACACCTACCGCCGATGCCTGAGAATGGCACAATCAACGCCCCTTGCCGGGCGGTGAGCGGCATAACCGGCTAAGCGCATGAATATTCTGAAAAAAACCTTTGCCATCAGAAAGGCTTTCGACTACATTAGCGCGCCTCGACAGACTGAACTGGTTTGACGAGATACGGTGAAGTGTCCGAGTGGCTTAAGGAGCACGCCTGGAAAGTGTGTATACAAGAAATTGTATCGAGAGTTCGAATCTCTCCTTCACCGCCAAATTTGAAACGACTAAACCCCTGAAAACGTTAAAGTTTTCAGGGGTTTTGTGTTTTCAGGGGGTCAAAAAAGGCCCATATGGGAACATCCTTGGGAACACAAGCTGCTGGATTGCCCGCGTTCGAACCCCGGTTTACGGGGCTTTGTCACCACCTGGTGGCTGGATGCCCAGGGCGTGTTGCAGCATGCCGATGACGTCCGGGCCGTCCTCATTGATCCACATGCCGTAGTGCTGTCGGATCATGTTCGCGCTGGTGTGGCCCATCTGCTCCGCTATCCAATCCACCGAGGCCACACCGGTGGTCAGCAGTTGGCTGGCGTAGGTGTGTCGGCACTGGCCCGGACCGCGATAACGAACCCCGGCCGCTTTTAAATGTGCTTTGAAGAACCGGTCCCTTACGACAAAGTCGCTGACGTGCGGCAAGCCGCTCTTGGTGTTCAGGAATACGAAGTGCAGCTTGTGCTTGCGGACCGTCTTGTTGTCCCGCTCGACGACATCCACCGTATCCACGGTCTTGAGCTGGTTGATGGCGTCCAGCTTGCGCAGGGCATCCCACGCTGGCTCCAGCAGACGCACCTTGCGAGTAGAACGCCGAGTTTTCGTCACGCGATAGGCTCCCCGCACCTTGGATCGGCGGAAAGTTACTGTCCCCTGTTTCAGATCGACATCCTCCCAGGCCAGGGCAATAGTCTCCGACACCCGCGGCCCTGCCCAAATCATGAACTGCACCATCAGCAGCTCCTGGGTACGATTGGTCGGTGTTTCGAGGATCTGCTTGATTTCCGCCCTGGTGAACGGGTCTGGCGCCTCTGGATCGGGCAGACGCACGAATAACCCTTCAGTTGGGTCGTGCGCGACCTTCTTCCGGGTGCGGTACAGCCGGAACACCTGGCGCACATTGCTGATGATGTCGCGGATGGTTTTGTTCTTCAGCCGCTTCGACAACGGCCCCTGAATCCACTCCTGCAGGTCCAAGTGGTCAATCTGATCGATCTGAACGTCACCCCAGCGCGGCCGCACATGGACCTCAGCCTTGTTCTTGTACCCCCGGAAAGAGGTCGCGGCCACGCTGTTGCTCTTGATGGTCAACCATAGGTCTAGGTAGTGCCCGAAGCTGTTCTCGGCCAATTTGCTCGACTCGGGAAAATGCCGGCGGTAATCGAAGGTGCCGGCCTGTATCTCGTATTCGATGACTGTGACCAGGCGCTTTGCATGCTCGCGGTTGGCCGGTGTGTTGCCTCCGGGCACCAGCTCCCGGCACAGCTCGCCATTAAAACGAAAATAGACCCGTACCGAATTGCCACGGGCCTCTACGCCATCTGCCATATGCGTCCCCACGCGATGTATTGAAAGATTCTTCCAGGTGAAAGAAAAAAGGCCCGTCTCCGGGCCTTTGTGTATTGCGGTGAAGTGTTGCCGATCACTGCTGGCGAAGTAACCAGAACAGGCCGGCACTTTTTCTAGGTGCTGGTGTGGTACCGGCTTGGGCTTCCTCGGCCCGACGCTTGGCGTTGAGCGCCTGACGCGCTTTGCTGCACTTCTGGTGATTGCCGTGGGCACGGGATCTGTTGCACTGGTCGCATATGCCGGTTAGGTCCAGGTTCCAGGGAAAGGATTTTCCGTTGTTCATTGCGTCCCCCTTACATCCGAAACGATTGATGGATAAAGGTCGGCCGGGACACATGGTCAGCGGGCTGTGCGGCGTCGGATTGGACTTCACAAACGAACCGATGTCGCTCTCGGTTGCGCGCGGTAAGTGCCTCAGTGAGGCCAGGTACGACGTCAATGCATTGCTCGTAAGCGTGAGGCCCGTTCCAGCTATCAGCCTTCACTACCTGACAATCCGTACGGGTCGTATCGGCGCACAGATAAAGCAGCAGCAACACAGTCATGCACCAACCTCCTGCTGGGTCACGCTCAGCGCAATCGCCACCGGCTGCACCCAAATCGACACGTTGCTGAGCATGAACGTCTCCCCAGCCTCGGAAAGCAGCAGCGTCATGCCGAACACATCGGCCATCGCCCTTGCCGCCGCGCGCGGTACCGCGTTGCCGATCCGCTCCCGGTGGTGGCCGTCGTTGATACCGTCCAGCCGGAAAACCCCCGCCTGTTCAATCTTTCGAACCCGCTGCATACGCTCAATCTCATGAGCGGTCTGCGGATCTGCTGACCAGTGGTCCTCTGGATCAAACAACGATTGCAGTGCAGCCAGCTCCAGGGTGGTGAACGGGCGGTGCCAGGTGCCGTCGAGGCTGGTGATCATGCAGGTCAGCCGGTCGTTGGGTGCCGGCATGCGCAGGTCTGCGACCGACCACCGGCCATTGTCGTGGCATGCGCTGGCGGAAACTGCGCCGGCCGGGGTGTTGTAGTCGACCACGCCGTAATGCCCGCCGGTCAGGTAGGCGTCGCCCTTGGTGCGCGACATGCCCGGGCGCGGATCTGCGATCGATAACGCGCCGCTGGCTACCTGTTGTGAGCCGGTCACGGTCTTGGCGCTCTCGCACCAGGGCGTGATCCGCAGCTTTTGCGTGCTGGCGTTCGGGTGCCAGTTTTTGTAGGCCGGATCGGCCACGGCAAAAGCGCCCTGGCCAGTGGTACTGCCGGCGATCACGGTGCCGGCCGGCTTGCTGTAGTCAGTGACCAGGTATTTGCCGAAGCCCTTGGACGGTTGCCGAGGGTCGGCCACCGCCTGTCCGCCGGAGCTGGGGCCATGCCCTGCCGTGACAGTGCCGGCGGCTTGGTCGTTGCGAACCACGCGAAACACGTTGTTGTGCCGCTCGCCGCCCATGCGCGGGTCCGCAACGCTGAAGGTCCCTTGCCCTGGGCTACGTTGGCCGGTGACCACGCCGCAGTGGCGGTCATAGGGCAGCACGCCGTATTGGGTGTATTCGTATTTGCTGGTCGGTCGAGGGTCGGCAACCGAGAATTTGCCGTTGGTTGGGCTCGACCGCCCGGCGACCGTGCCGGCGGTGTCCTGCCAGTCGTGCACCCCCATATAGCCGGCGCGGTACTCCGGCACGATCACGAAATCGCGCAGGTACCCGTCCTCGATCGCGAACCGGCTCAGGCTGCGCCAATCTTTCCCAGCCTCGACCAGGGCCAGGCGCACCCAGGTTTTCCACTGCAACGCCGGCACCCGGTGCATGGGGCCCGCCTGATCGACATCGCCGGCCAGCGGCATACGGCTCAGTACGTCACCCACGGCGCGAAGGCTGCGCTTTTCAGGTTCATACAAGAATGCAGGAACCTGCTCGATGTGCCTGGCCACCAGTAAGAAGCGCTTGCGGCTCTGGGCCAGCCCACCAATTTCGCCACAGTCGTGGGTAGTTTCCGCCACTGCGTAACCATAATGGCGGAGCAGCTTGGTGATTTGGTCCAACAGGTAGCGGCCACGGGTTGCCAGGCGTGGAACGTTTTCGAACACGATCAGTTTCACCGGCTTGTGCTTCCAGGCTTCGCACATCAGCCACACACAGCGCAGCGTTAGCTCGTTGAGTGCCCGGTACTTGGGTGTCTGGCTCATTGACTCGGAAAGCAGACCCGAAGCGCCCTTGCATGGGCTGCTGATGAACACCGCGTCCGGGTCTTCGTTGCCGGCGGCGCGTCGCAGGTCCTCGGCGGTTGCTTCTTTCCAGCCGGCGGGCGGCTTCTGACCGTGGAACGCGGTGAACTGCTCGCGGGTGAACAGATCCATAAGCGTGCCAGGCACACCGGTCATCATCTGGAAGTCACGTAAGCCTGCCGGGTCGACGTCGACGCCGCCCAGGCAACGCCATTCAGCTTGCACGGGGCCCAGGACTGGTTTGGAGTCGCTGAAGCCAGCGGCACCGCTGCCAAGGCCGCAGCAAAGGTGAAAGTGGGTGAGGGTGCGCTTAAGCATAAGACACCTCCACCAATTCAACGTCGTCGTAACTAGGTGTTTCGACATCAGCTGCGATGACGCGAATGCCGCAAAAGCCGTAAGGCCCAGGTTCATTGCCACCCCAGCCTTCTTCGTTGTGAAGGTCTTCGGTCCAAAAAGGTCCAGGGTTGTCACCCGTCATAAGGTTTTTGGTGGTGATGCTGAAGCTTGCGTCGCCTTCGCTCAGCATCCGGCAGATCATCGTTTGACCAAACAAGCGGATAACGGTCCGGACGACATCACCGTTTTCAGCGGAGAGCCTGTCATCGGCGTTCGACCAAAAATCATTGATTAGTGAGGCAGTTTCCTCGGTCAGTACGTCGTGATTTACCTCGAGAGTGACCTGGTATTCCTTCCAGGTTTCCTTGATCAGGTATCGCTTGATGTTCGGTGGGGTGCTAGCCTCTACGCCGCTGCTGCTTGGGTTCTGTGCTTGCATGGTGCTGCTCCTTAGTAGTGGTAGGTGTCGGGGAGTTGGCGCTCCTCGACACCATCTTTCAGGCCGGTTTGGCCTGGTCTTGCTCAATGATCGTTATGACTTCGTCCCGGTCCTTCGCATAAGCGAAGGGCAGTTCGCCTCCTGGGCGAGTGACGGGGTAGCGCGACTCCGGCAACCGGCACAGCGCGACTGTGTAGCCGCTGTCGGTAACCCAGCAGTTCTGCTGGACTTGTCCATCCCTGTTGCGTTTCGGCGCCCACTTCATGCCCATGTCCCGATCAGTTCTTCCCAAATGGCATCGCCATCGGGGAGGTACGTGTGCACCTCTTGCTCGGGCGAGTAGTCCAGTTGCAGCACTGCCAGGCAGTCGTCGAACAGCGCGGTGTCGAGACCACGCAGGCTGGTCAGCACGAAGGGGTAGTCGCGGCCGTTGTAGAGCCCGAGCAGGAAGCGACCGATCACTGCGCTCTGGCCTGTATCACGCTGGGCGATTGGGACCAGCCGCCCGAGTGCCTCGATACCGGCCTTGCGGATGGCGGGGCGCATGGCTTCGAACTCTTGCAATTGCTGAAACCAGTTGGGCTGCGGTTTTGGGTGTGTTGGGTTCATGCGAAGTCTCCTGTCGAGAGGCAATCAGAAGGGGTGGAAGTCTTCGTCGATAATCAATTTGATAGTGTTCAGCGCGGTGAGCCGCTGCTCGTTGCTCAGGTCGAGCATTGAGCTGAGTACGTCCACCCAGGCGATCAGCTGCCCGCCGTTTTTGGCCGCGCGTTTTGAAGGCCCGGCACTCTCCTCTAACCATGCTGCTGTATAGGTGGGGGCGAGCTTGTTGAAGGTGCTCAGGAGTTGTTCCCGGCTCTGCTTCACTGTCAGGCCAAACACTCCGGCTTGCTCAGCAGACAAACCTCGCAACGCCATTGCGCCGTTCATGCTCTCTTGTGTGTGCTCGCTGCCCAACTGGATTCGGACAATGCGGCTATCGAGCATTTCGCTGCACTCAAGGGGAGCGTTGCTAATGATCGATAGCGCACCTCGAAAGTAAGTTGTTTGCGATTCGCTCCGTTGGACGTGCCGTGTGGTGCCGCCGCTGTTGTACAAATCGCGGAGCTCCTCCCAGTCAAAAGTCGATTCTGCGTTTGGTACCGACTCGAAAATAACGATTGGCTTGCTTGCGTTGAACAGCGCGCGCGTACGGCCAGCCGGCGTCGCATATTCAGGTGAACAGGCCGTAAATTCTTCCTCGCCCAGGAGTTTCCAGAGGTAGCTGATAAGGAATGATTTCCCGCTACCAGGTCCGCCAACGATGTGTAGGAATGGGAAGCTTTGATGGTCGGCGCGGATTTGCTCTGCGTGCATCGCGCCGAGCCACCAGGCCATTGCCACCACACCTTTTGAGCGGAATGCGGCATAGAAATCGTCAAAGCGGATCGCGGTTTTCAGTTCGTTTTGCATGTTATTGCTCCTGTTGTGGTGGTGGTTAAACGCCCTGGAATACCCAGCAGCGAATGGTTTTAGGTTTGTCGAAGGCGTCGACCTGGCGGGCCGAGTTGACAGGCTTGTTCGACTCCAGAAACTTGGGTGACTTGCTGGTCTTGAGCAGGCGTTTCAGGTCGCTCAGCGGCGGCACCTGCTGCCGTTTGTTGGCAGCCATTTCCACAAACTCGTTGAGGTTCACGGCGATCAGTCCATCGCGGCGCGCATGGTTCAGCGCTGCTTTCTCGTCCATGCCATTGAGGAACTCGTACAGGTCCCAAAACTCGCGCACGGTTGGGTGGTCGGCGTTAATTGCCTGCTGTCGCTCTAGGGCCATGCGGTTGATTTCTGCATGTGCCAACGCCCTGCGGCGGTCACCGAGGGGCACGACACCGGCCAACGCATCCACCAGGCTGCGCAACTGGGCGTGGTTTTTGGCGATACGCACGGTGCGCACGCCAGGCTGGGCCAGCAGCTCCTGTTCGTAGCCGGAGGTGTTTTCCTCCATCAGGCGCATGGTTTCGGCTTCGCGTTGCAGCGCCTTGACCAGGAAGCCGCTGATGCTGTCCATCGGCATGCGCTCCAGTTGCTCGGCGTACTGCTTGGTTTCCGGGGTGTGGTGTTCGCGTGTCAGGTGGACATGGCAGATACGCTGCAGGATCGGTTCCGACGCGTTCACCGGGTTGTTCTGAGCGATCAGCAGGGCGGCGCGGAACGGTGGTTCGTGGGTGTCGTTGCCGTTGTTCTTCACGCCGGTGGAGCGAACGCTGCGGCCGTTGTAGGCGGTTTTCAGTTCGTCCCAGTCGAAGTGCTTAACCGGCTGGCCTTCCTTTTGTTCACGCTCGGACTCGATCAGCACCACCGGCAAGTTACTGACCTGTGAAAAGTTGCGCGCGCGGCTGGCGGCGGTCGCTTTGGACGGGTCAAAGCCTTCGTAATCAGTGCGCCCGACCGACTTCCACAGCAGCTCAACCAGGGTGGTCTTGCCTGAGCCGGCTTCGCCCACCAGCTCCAGGAACATCAGCGACTTGTGGATCTGGCGGATCTGCTCGGCGTGCAACGCGCCCAGCCACCAGGCCAGCACCACCAGCCCCTGTACGCCAAAGCAGCGCCAGTAGATCTCGAACCACCCTTCGTTGTAGGCGTTGAGGTCGGTGTTGATATGCAGCACCGGCGACTGGCTCTGCGACTTGATGCTCAGCTTGCCGAGGTCGAAGAAATCTTCCTTGTTGCGCACCTGTACCTTGCCGCCATGAAATGCCAAGTCGTTGAAGACATAGGCGCCATGGTCGCGGCTGTAGCCGATCCATTCGATGGTGTTGACGGTTTTCAGGCAGTCCAGCTGGGGCGCCAAGATCCGTTTCAGTTGCTGTGCGCTGCCTTCGAACCACGCACCATTGGCGACGTTGAGCAGGCGATTCGAGAATTCGGGCGCCGACGTGAGCTGCTTGGCCGTGAACGTGCTTTTGATGGCAGGCCCTTGCGGGCGCTCGATGCGGAAGTAGTACCAGGCCTCGTCGGTCAGGTCGTTGCGCATGTAGTACAGCGCTTGGAAATTGCAGTTGGCGATGCTGGACACCGAGGCAGACAGGCGCAACGCCTTGTAGCGACGTTGATCGTCATTGAGTAATTGGTCCTCATGCCGCTCTGAACTCTCCAGATCGCTCATGGCGCGGTCGTACTTATCGAGGTCCAGCCGAAACCAGTACAGGCGCTTGCGGAATGTGAAGTTGAATTCCTTGCGCTCGTTGCGCAGGTAAATCAGAAAACCCTTTTCCTCTGCGGAGTCAGCCAGCAGCAGGTCGCCGTGGTGGCGGGCTTCGTCGAGATCCTGCTCGATCCGCTCGGCGCGCTTGTCGTCGCCCTCGATCGGTTTCCAGCGCAGGTGCAAGTCGTTCCAATCAACCTTTTTGCCGTGGGGCTGTGGGATCACCGCCGCCTTGCAGGTGAAGCCCAGGTCGCGTGCCTCTTTCGCCCAGCGGCGCATGTTGGCCTTGGCGACAGGCTCGTTATCCAGTGCCCACACCAGCAGCGGCAAAGGCTTGTCCGCGTCGTGGCGCAGTTTGGCCAGGGCCTTGAGTGAATCGATCGGGCAGGGCGCGCTGGACATCATCGACACGGCCGACACGTCGTTATGCAGCAACGCGATGGCGTCGAAGATGCCTTCAGTTATCCAGAGTTCGTCGACCTCCAGCAGGTCCACGCTCGGCGGGCACCACCAGACACCCTTGTAACCGGTCAAACCTTCGCCGGTAGGGCGGAAGCGCGCTTTCATCTTGCCGAAGCGGTCTGGCCGATCGATCAGGCGCTCCCAGTACCCACCTTTCTCCAGGGCGAAACGCACCGTGGCGCTGCCGATGTTCAGCCGACCATCCCAGTAGTTGTCCTGGGTGAACCAACCGGCGATCAGCTCAAACTTGAAGCCCCGCGCAAACTCAAGGTAGGCGCGTGCCGTGGCAAGGGGGTTATCCGGCGTAGACGGGGCGGTCTTGCTCCAGTCGTTGAACAAGTCGTCGTAAACGTCCTTCACGTGGACGCGGTGGTCGCACTTTTCCGGCCGTCCGCAGATCAGTGTCCAGGGCGAGTCGTAGAAGGTGTAGAGGGTCTTCTGGCCGCAGGCAGGGCAAACGCCCTTACGCATATAGTCGGTGCCGCGCATGTGCTTGAGCTGGTAATCCCGCTCAATGCGTTGGATGACGTCGGCGCGCAGCCTTTCTTTCATTTCCATCGTGGCTTACTTCGCTTCGTCGAGACTGTGTTTAAGGGCGCCAATCAGACTTTTTCGTGCAGCCAGCGCAGGGAAGGCCGCCAGCAACGAACCGTGCCGCAAACCCTCGGGGATCATGCGAAAACGGTCGTCATACCAATGCTCGTTGAACAGCAACGCGTACTGCGCGCGCATGTCCTGGAGCAGTGCCTCGGCCTGGTCGCGGGGCAGTTTTGCGGTGATGGCGATGTCGATTTCCATGGTCCACCTCGGATTGCGGGCAAAGCTCACCCAAACCCATTGGGAATGGGGCAGGGCGGGGGTTTAAAAGGGAGCGTTACTGAGGGTGTGGCTTGTGTACGGTGCTGCGCTGGTCGAGCAATTTTTGTGGCAGAAACCGAGCCGGAACCGGGAAGCGTTGATCCGCGAGGACGTCCACCAGGTGGACACGCGTGCTGTCCGTACCACTGGCCCAGTCGACGCCAATCCAACGGCGTTTCTTGATCACCTGCAGTTCAGTCCAGGCGTTATGGACAAGCTTCGGTGCCATAAACACAGGCACTTCCAACGCAAGGGTCAGGTGGCGGATGCAGCGATCGAACAGTAGATCGGAATCCACAAGGTGTTCTGCTTCATGGCGTTGCAGGTAAGCGAAAGCAGCGTGTTGCATGCTGCTGCGGTAGTCATGAGTCTGTTGATCAAGGTTCATCACGCGCGCTCCATTTCCAGTTGGTCCAGCAGATCGGGTTGATCGTTGGCGGTTTTCATTGTCTGGCGGCGAATGACCACGTCTGCGACTGGCAGCTGTACAGCCGGGTTGGGCATGCCGCTGGGGCTCAGCTCGTGGGTCATTTGAAATTCAGCACGCGCCACGAAGCCGCAGGCCTCATTGGTGCATTGCAAGTAAGCAATACGCAGGAAAATGTGTTGGCCTTCGCTGGTGCGGATGCGCATCCGGCCGTGGCAGTGGGGGCAGACCAGCTTGTAAGTACTCACTAGACAGCTCCCTGGCTGTAGAGCTGAATGGTCGCGAACACCTCGGCGTAACGGGCCGACATATAGGTGAGCAGGGCGGCGATGATCGCGTCGGCTTCACGTCTTTCGATGACCCCATCGTCCAGGGCGGCAGACATGATTTGGTCGACCTTGCCCCGCTTGGCCGAGGCCTTGAGCGAGCGGCTGTACAACTCCACGTTGTCCAGGCTCTCCGGGACGCTCAGCGGAACGAACATGCCGCCATACATTGAAGCGATGTAGTCCGCCAGGAATGTGGTGCCGGCGACCTGCTCAAGACGGTGAATGTGTTCATCGGTCAGCGGGCGGCTGCCAGCGTTCTCGTAGGCCTGGTTGTCGAACTTCTTCAGCGGCATGCCGAGGTCTGCCGAGGCATACGACCGACCGCCTGGGTAGGCGCCGATGACGGCCATTACGACGCTCTTTCTGCTGTCTAGAACTGGGCGTTTCATCTTCTGGTTTCTCCCTGGAGTCGTCGCCCCTACAGTCATTTCATACGGCCTGTGCTGAGATTTGCTCGGTGGTCCCCGCAAGGATTCCCGGCAGCACTTCCTTACCTATTACCCGCGACAGGTCTTGCAGTATCTGGAACGTCAACCGGCCACGAGGCAGCTTTTTGTTGCCAGCCCAGCGCTTAACCACTTGCGTCACCGTGCGCACCTCATAGCCGTGGCTGAGGGCGAACTGACGGAAGTTGCTGCCACGCTCGATCAGCCGTGCTTGGATCTGGCGCTTTTCCATGGCTTGGCTCATGGTTGATGTGTTCCTAGTTGGTTAAGATGTACTCATTGCGCATAAGCCTATTTATTCCATTTAAATAAATCAAGCGGTATTTATTCAAAATGCAGAAAAAGTCTCTCGACGCCGTGCTTGAACGCTTGATGACGGTTTTTGCCGTTGATAGCGATAGCGAGCTGGCGCGTAAGCTGGACGTTAATCGACAGACGTTGGGAAGCTGGCGTAGCCGGCAGTCCATTCCTTATGCGTTATGCGTAAACGTAAGCGAGGCTGAAGGCGTTTCGCTGGATTGGCTGCTCACTGGGGAAGGGACAATGTTGCGAGGTGGGTCAGTCGCGCCGACTGTTTCGCCAGTCACTAGCCCTCAGGAAGATGCAATCCTGGCTTTGTTCCGGTCCTTGGAAGAGACCGACAGGCGGGAGATACAGAGCGCTGCTGAAGAAAAGAAACGCATAAGGGACATAGAGCAGCGCCTAAAGGATTTGACGGAAGCCCTTGCCGATACCAAACGGCCAGCATAGTCTGTACCCATTGAGAACGGATCAGTCAAACAGGGACGCTGATGATCCACCTCGCTAAAGCCGATTACAGTGCTGCGAGTATGCCAACTGGCGCTACCTTGAAATCAACATAAGGACATGATCCATGCTCAAAGTAGGTGCTATAGCCCCGTTGCCACTTATTTTCCGCCTCCCTGTCGCCTTTGCTGACCTGAGCAATGTGAAGCAAACCGACATCTTTAAAGCGATCGAATCGTCGCTTCTCAAGCAGGCCGAGGTAGAGGATTTGCCCGCCTGGAACGTTCCTCACTTCACCTTCCGTGACATGGTTTTCAGTACCAAGATCGAATTCAAAGGTGAGCGCATTGACCTTGCCTGGACGGGTTCGAAGGTTCCAGAAAAAAGGAGCACACCGAGCACTCAAATCAACTTGGCCAAAGAGCAGTCGCCGCACTCAATCAAAGTAACGATATCGAAGTGCGGAGAGTGATAGAAGATGCGGAATATAACAATCGATTTTTGAAGAGTGCTAGTGGCGTTTGTTTCGCTGATAGCTGCCGTCTAACATTTAAATAAGAACTAAATCCAGGCTGTGTTGTTGTATTTAGCATAATTGGGGAAGGGTATGGTCACTAAATCTAAATCTATTCATTATAAAAATGTATTTATTACTGGTGATGTAAATCTACAAGTTTCTTTGCAAACAGCTCTTAGTAAAACCGGCACTGCTGCTAAACCAAGTCAGAGACAGCAAAAAGTAAATGGTAGCGATACGGCGGTAATTTTTGTAAACCAATTTGGCGACAGCAACGGTATGACATTTGGTCAGCTCGTTTTTCTGGAGTCGGGACGGCAACAACCTTTTATTACCGTAGATGACGAGGCAGAATTTTATTCTATTGATGCTCTGGCATCAGAAAAAATTCCTGATGAAACAAAAAACGCGGAAGGGGACACCGTCACAGCTTTAGATAGTGAGGCTGTCGCAAAGAAGCGTCGAGAATTCCTAGAGTCTATGCTTTACTTTGGAGTTATCGATAATCATATGATTATAATGCAGTCTACTGCGCTTAAAAGTAGAGAGCTTGAGGCACATTTGGCATGGTTGCTTGGAGATTGCACTGGTGTTATTCCTGCCAATGTGATGCTTGTTCTAAAAGACAAGCCTGCTGAATCTGTATATAAAAAAATGCAAGCTGCACCAGTGAAAAGTATCAAGCTGGGTGCACCTTTGACAACTGAAGTTTATACAGACCCATCTGAACCAAAAAAGAATGACGTTGTCCGTACTGAAACTGAAGAAACACATGCAAGTAAAGTTCGCTTCGTTCCACATGGTATGGCCGCCTCTATCTTAAAGGCTGCCCTGCCGGAGGGATTTCTTGAGCGTCTGAACTTGGAAGATTCTTTGGACGAGGCTAATATTCATGTTGCGTTGGAGATTACATACCTTCGGAAAACCACAAAAATTGGACAAACGGTAATTGACTCAGTCGCTACAAGCCTGAGGCATACGCCAGAATCTGATGTCGTGATCAATCTTCACGGCGGTGGTAAGATTAAAGGTGACGAGCTGAAGCTTTCAGGTAGTATTAGCGTTAAGTATATGGATAATGGTTTGGTTGATGAAAGTATTTTATACCATGAAATGCACAAGTGGCTTGTTTCTAAGATTTCATCCACAGAAGTAGATTCAACTCTAGAGAGTGCGGAGTGAACAAGAAAACGGGGCATGCAGGCTTTTCGATATTTTGGCTCCTAGTTACGCTGGGCGCCTGTGTTCTGTCTGGATATCTGCTTGGGGCTGTTGCAGCTCATATGCCCAATGATAAGCCTGTCATGCCTCTTCTAATTATGGGGCTATTGCTGGCACCCATGACGTTAGTCACCCAGCTTATCTTCAAATTTAATGATATGAAGAAGCTTAAGGGGATTAATCGGGATGAAAAGCGTCGATTGGAGGCGATGGTGGATGCCAAGGTTCTCCGGTTAATCTTGATCGATGTTTTTTATTTAGTAAGTACATCGGTCGTAGGTGTGCTTTTTTATGTTTCCCCGTTTTTTTTGGAGTTAAACTTAATTACTTGGACGTTGCGTGCGGCAGGCTTCTTACTCGTTGCCGCTGCGGTAACTTCTGTAAAGGTTCTGCTGGATACTAGAAAAATATCAAATTTTGAAGCTAGGATTTCTAACCGCGCCCAAGAAAGAAAGACAAAAGCAGCACTTTTAAAACGGTTGAAACATAATGCTAAATCTTAGCCTCATGTAATTTACAAATTATCTATTTTTAATTTTTTAAACTCTCGGTCCACCGCCCGTTTAGCCGTCTTTTCGCTGGCGTACAGCCACCGCAACCGTCTCGGTTTCGCCTGATCCCCCGCCGTAATTGTCTTTTCCTTCCCGGTTTTTTGGTCGCGGTAGTACGCGATGATCCCTGTGTAATTGCCTTTGTTCTCCTCCGCCAGATCTTCAACGTTGTCTTCAGGCAACTTGCTCTCCAGCTCCAGGCTGACGGTGTATCCGCCATCCGCACTTAGGCTGTGCTGCACGTTACCGCCGTACCAGATGATCTCGTCGATTTCCGCCTTCACGCCCTGGAGCGTGTACGTCAGCTCGGGGATCAGATCCGGCCGGCCCATGGCCAGGTTGTAACTGAGCGTGGCACTGCCGCGTTGCAGGCGTCTGAATTCAGCCCGTGCGGCGCGCAGGGCTGACTGCTGGTCGCTGTACGTGTGGCGTAGGTCTTTTAGGTTGTCGCCGCCACCGGCAATGGCTTCCTGTTTTTTGGCGCTGTTCACGTCGTAGTAATAGGCGCGTACGCCGTCGTAGCTGTCGCGGTCGGCTTGCAGGTAGCGGTGTTGGTCGCCGTCGGCTCGGGTGAGGGTGATGTGGGGCAGGTCCATGCCGCTGGCGGTTTTGCCGCCACCCGCTGGGAGGCAGAGTAGGCACCCGGCTTTGACGCTGGCCACTGCGTCGAATTCTTCGCCCAGGCGGCTGATCAGGTTGGCGTCGGACTCGTTGGCCTGGTCGAGCTGCAGGATGGGCAAACCGTCCAGCGCGCCGGCTATGGTGGCGGTCAGGCCGTTGCCGATGGCGATATCGCCCAGGACGTCGCCGAGGGTGGTGTTGCTCCAGCTGCGTTCGCGTTTGGTTTTCAGGCCCTTACGTAGATCTGCCGATCGAGCGCGGATGCTGAGCACATCTGGCGCGCCGCTGTGTTCAGTTTCGTCGACGGTGTAGGTGCCTTTGTCCACCAGGCCGGTGTCGCTCCAACCCAGCCACAGTCGCACCACTGCGCCCTTGGGCGGGATCGACAGTAGGCCGTCGTGGTCGCTGAGGGTGATGCTGAGTTGGTCGGCCTCAACGCCGCGGTTGTCGGTCAGCTCCAGGCTCATCAGCCGCGGACTGATCAGTTGAGCGATGTCCAGGCCGTCGACGGTTAGCCGGAAGGCCGGCACCGGATAGGCCGCGTCTCGGACGTAGCGTTCGGCTGTGTTGCGCAGGTAGCCGGTGACCTTGGATATGACGGAGTCGATCACAGCAGACCTCGCAGGATGTTGAGGCCAACGCTGGTACCAGCGCCGAGCAGGTCGATGCGGTCGTCGTCGGTGCGCTTCAGGCTCAGCGTGAATTCAATGCGCCGTGGGGTGCCGTCGTCGAAAAAAATGGTCTTGGTTTCGCTCAGGCTGTCGATGACCCACAGGCCGTAAATCCTCCCCGTGCCCTCGACCATCGGCCATGCCTTACCGGTATTCGCCATCAGCCGTATGGCGTCGAGGCTTAGGGCGGTGCCGGCTAACTCGGGGAAGATGATGCCGGGGAGGGTGATAGCGTCTTCACCACGACCAACGAACTGCCGCGCGGGAGCGGCGCCGATACGGCTGTTGCTGGCATGGCGCCAATCGGTTTGGCGTTGCAGTTCCTGGTAAGCGGCGGTTCTGAGGCTGAACACGAACATGCCGAGGGCCATCATCATGGTGGTTATTCCAGGTCAGAAAGTTTGCTGCGCTGGCGCGCCTTTTTTTCGTTTTCGATGCGGGCCATGATCGCGCGCACGCTCTTTTCCAGGCTCTGCATGTCGGTGCCTGGCCCCGCTTCAATTGTGAATTGGTAGGTGTCGTGGCTGTCGTAAACAGCGGCTGCGGGCGAGCTGCTGATTGGCGGCGTGTTGTCCACGGCGAACGCCGGCATAGCCGTGGCGCCCAGGGCTAAGGTGCCTGCCTCTGTCAGTTGCTTGCTCATGCTGGTCAGCGCGTTCAACGGTCCTTTCTGCCCACCTTCAAGGCCCTGGGTAAGCCCCGCCATGGTGAACCCGCCCAACTCCGCGAACACGCGCGACGGGCTGTGGATACCGAGCTTTTCCTTGAACCAACCAATGCTGCTGTCGCCGATCGAGCTGATGGCGTCTTTGACGGCACCCAGGCCGGCCGTGAGGCCGTTGACCAAGCCGTTGACGATCATGCTGCCGAACTCGGTGAAGCGGCTTGGCAGATCGATGCCCAGATAACTCAGCACGCCGGCAAATGCCTGGTATACAAGGCCGAGCGGGCTGAAGTTGACCAAAGTGGTGATGATGCCGCCGATGCCTCCGTCAAAACCCGCCTTGATCTCGGTCCAGGCGTTGGCGAAGTAGTTCTTCACAGCGTCCCAGTTCTTGTAAATCAGATAGGCGCCACCAGCCAGCGCGGCAACGACAGCGGCAATGATCAAGACAATCGGGTTTGCTGCCAGGCCCCAAAGTGCAATACCTACGGTGCGCAAAGCGGTCAACAGTGCGCCGCCCATTGTCGTAGCGAGCATACGAACGCCTTGGGCAAACATGGGGAAAACGTTACGGGCCAGTCCGGTCAGGGTTGGCATTAGCCGGCCGAGCATTTTGGTGATGCCGCCACCTTGGAGACCGAACATGGTCATGCCGTATCGCAGCACTGCGAACGGACCCAGCATGCTCGCCATGGTGAGAGCCAGGCCACCAAACACGAATGCCAGCGCGGCAATCGCGGCTACCACCTTGACCAGGCCACCGGCCAATTTCGGATTCTCCCGAGCCCAGGCGCCGACGCTGTTCGCGATCTCTCCCAGTGTATTGATCAAATCCTTGAGTTCCGGCGCTACCGCTGCACCGAACTCTGCCATGGCATTGGTGAAACTGCCCTCTGCGGCTTCCATGATGTTGGTGAGGGTGCTGAGTTGCTCGTTGACTCTGGTACGCAGATCGGCCTGTGTTTGTAGCTTCTGCTGGACCTCCTTATACCCGGCCAGACCTTTGTTCATCATCGTATTCAGGGTGGTGAGCGTTTCAGCGTCATCCCCAAAGACCTTGCTGATTACAGCTGTGCGGTCGGTGTCATTCAGAACTTTGAGCTTTTCCACCTGGGCGTACAGGTTCTCCAGGCCAGCGAAATTACCGTCAGCATTCGTGAATTTGAGCGATACGCCTTTGTTAGCACCCGCCGCAATTTTATTGGCCTTGTCGACCTTATCCTTGTCTAAACCTGCCTGGAAAATTTTGCGGAACGCGTTGCCGGCTGAACCACCCTCCATGCCGGCCTGGTCCATCATGATCAACAGCGGCGCCAGCTCTTTCGCGGCATCGATCCCTGACTTCTTGATCACATCCATGACCGGGGCGATCTTGCTGAAGCCCTGGAGCATGTTGCCGGGGTCCACACCGGCATAGAACCCGCGCTGGATCGTGTCCATCAGGCCCATCATGTCTTTTTCGGTGGTGCGCGTTGCGTCCTGCATTTTGGCAGCAAACTCTGCCGCTTCCGTGGCCTCCATCTTCAACTGGACGCCCAGGTATGCAGCAGCTTCACCGGTACCCCCGAGGATGCTTTGCGCACTCAGGCCTTGCCGCCGAAGCATGGTCATCATGTTCTGGAAGTCGGCCGTGGTACCGGGCAATCGGTCGCCGAGCTTGGTAGCCAGGTCGGTGATTTTCTGGAAGTCCTCCGAGACCTTGCCGGTGTCGTCCATCATCGACACCTTGAGCTGTGTGGCGGAATCCTCATTGGGCGCAAAGGCCTTCACTGCGGCGGCGATGGGACGGCTGGCTGCATAGCCAACGCCCAGGCCGGCGGCGCCGTTCACGGCGAGATTGCCGGCGGCGCGCTGGGATTTCTCCATCTGGCTGCGAGCCAACGCCGCCCGCTTGTGCTGGGCGCTCAGTTCGGCCATGCGCTTACCCTGCAAACTGATGCTGGCGTTGGTGGCGTTGATCTGCTCGCGCAGCTGGCGCTCGTGGGTGCCAAGGTTTGTGGTGCTGATGCCGGCGTCATAGAGCTTCGATCGCAGCCCTTGCAGCTGTACGCTCTGTTGTTGGTGCTGCTGCTTGAGCCGCGTTGCCTCGCGCACCGCCGCCTGGAAGCTCCGGGTCATTGCCCTGGTCGGCGCGTCGGTAGCGGCGAGTTCCTGACTCAGGGATTTGACGCGGTCCCGTGCGGCGGTGAGAGACGCGCCGGTTTGCTCAGCAGCCGCACGCTGAGCCCGCCAGGCGCTGACGTCTTTCTGTTGGCTGGTGAGTTCTTTCAGGCGGTCGCGAGCGTCCTTGAGGGCGCGTGCAGTCTGAATACCCCCTTCGCTGATGTGTTTCAGTGGGCGGGTGGCCTTGTCGATGGTACTGAGCAGCACCTGAAGTCTCAGATCATTTGCCATCGGTGGAGCTCCGCAACCTGGCGCGTTCGCGCCAGTCCATCAGTTCTTGCAGGCCCAACTGATCCATGTCAGCTGGCGCCCAATGAAAAACCACGGCCAGGTCGGCCATGGCGTCCTCTACGCAACGAGGGATGCGTCCGTCTTCATCGATTTCTGAAGCAAAAAACCAGACACCTTGGTGCCCAGCGCGAACAGATCGGCAGGGTCCATCGATGTGACTTCGACGGCGGTGAGGGTAGGGGTGCTGATGCGCGGAACCACTTTGACCAGGCTGTTGACGTCCATATTCAGCAGCTCTGCCAGGCTCACGCCGCGCAGCTCGCCCGAGTTGGGTTTGCGCAGGGTGATGCTGTCGATGCTACTGGTGCCACGACGGATGGGCGTATCGAGGAGGACGGTGTTGTCGTCGGCCAATGGTTTTACTTCGGCTTGTTCGGTGGCTTCGTCTTTCATGGGTAGAGCTCCTGGTGCTGAGGGTAGGTGGTTATCGATCGAGGACGGGGATCAGAGGCCGATGGCGCTACGCTGTTTCTCCAGCATGTCGACGCCGCCGACCTTCTCGATGAAGTTGAGCAGGTCGATTTCGATGATGTCTTCGTTGTCGACGGTCAGCTTGTAGTAGCTGCAAGTGGTGGTGATGGAGTGCTCGGTGTCTTCACCTGGTGTGGCGTCACCCATTTCAATGGTTTCGTGACGGCCGCGAACAGTTACCTCTACGGCACTGATTTGGCCGGTGTCGTCCTGCTGGAAGGCACCGGCGAAGCGCAGAGCAATACCGGAGGCGTTAACCGCGCCGAACTGCTTGAGCACGATCAGATCCAGGCCACCCAGCTTCCATTCCATCTGGATACCGTCGTCGGACATGCCCAGGTCAGCTTTGACCGGGCCATTCATGCCGGCGGCGCGCCACGCTTCCATCTTGCGGCCCAGGGCGGGCAGGGTGACGGTTTTGACCTTGCCCTGGTAGCTGCCGCCGTCGTTGAACAGGTTCATGTTTTTCAGTTTGAGAGGCATTGCCATGGCGGGAATCTCCGGGGTTATGGCACGGGGTTAGCTCCCCTCGCGGGGAGGCCCGGTTTAAGCAGCGATTGCGGCAGCGAACTGCATCAGGTAGCGGTCGGTGATGCGTTGGCGCAGGGTGAGGTCTTCCAGCGGCGGCACCGGGGTGTAGTCGTAGTCGAGGGTCAGCTTGCCGGCCTTGAGGGTGTCCTTGTCGTTGACGTCTTCCGGGTACCAGCAACTGCCGCCGATCAAGTAGCCCTGGTTGACCAGTTCGCGGAACTTGGCGTTGATCCCGTTGATGATGTCTTTGACCAGGGACGCGTGCATGGGCTTGTCCATGGCCCACATGTGCGCCTCGGCCATGGTGTCGGCGATGATCTGGGCGGTACGGGTGTAGTTTTCAAACGCGAACAGCGGATCTGCGCTGCATGTACGGCTACCCCAGAAGCGGAAGCCGCCTTCGTTGATGAGGGTGGTGACCTCGTTACTGTTGAGGTAGTTAGCGTCGGTGGCGGGGTTTTGCAGATCCCAGAACACGTCGGCGCTGATGCCGGTCACACCGTTGACGGCGACGTTGGAGAGGGTCTTGTGCCAGCCAATGTCTTTGTCGATCAGCGCCCGCAGGCCCAGCGCACGGGCTACTGCCGACGCGGTGACGGTCGCGCTGGTGACCGTGTCCCAGTTCTGGAACTCCGGCCAGATCACCATGACTTCACGAGCGCCGAAGTTTTCGCGGTAGGCGACCACCTCTTCCTTGGTTTTGCAGTCCCACGCACTGACGTAGGCGAAGGCGCGCAGGTCTTTGGCGATCGATACCAGTGCGGTGGCCACCGGCTGACTGTCGAGGCCTGGCACACCGAGAATGCGCGGCGTCATGCCTACTCGGGCCTTGGCGGCGAGCAGGGCTTTCATGCCGGTGTATTTGCCGTCGGCGGTGGTGGTGCCGATCAGCGCGGTGGTGGTAGCGGCCGAGTCTGCTCCTTCCTTCACCCGCACTACGATTGTGTAGGGCTTGGTCTGGTCTGCAATGGCTTGCAGGCTCTTTGCCAGGGTGCCTTTGACGCCGGCTTTGGCGATGGCGCTTTGCACATTGGTCAGCAGGACTGGAGTGTCCAGCGGGAAGGCGAGTGGGTCTGCATCTTCAGCCGTACAAACCAGGCCGATGACTGCGGTTGCGATGGTGCGAATGGGGCGAGTGCCGTCGTTGAGTTCGAGAACCCGCACGCCGTGGAGATAGTCTGAACCGGCCATGGGTGGTTGCCTGCGCTGTGATGGAATGACAGTGCACAGGCTGCCGCGCGCGCGCCGGATGGGCGAGCGGCGCGGCTTGTAGCTGACAGGATTACAGGGCGCCGTCGTCTGAAGTCCAAGGATACTGAGCCTGGATTGCTTCGAATCGGGCTACACCGGCAGCACGGACGGCCTCCCAGCCTGGCTCGTTCATCACTTGCATGCGCTGAGCTTCAGCAAAGTAGCGATCCGAACCTGTGAGGGGATCAGCATACGATCGTAGGCGCAGTGCCTCGATCTGTTCGCGGGTGGGTGGGATCGACTCGGGATCTGTAGCGGTAATCGCTCCAGTTTCATCGATACGCCAAATCGAATCAGGCTCTTGGAGAATGCGCACCGATAACTCATCGCTGATCTCGACCGCACCTTTCGGAATGGTGTGAACACCCTTGAAAAGCATGTGTTGAAACAGCCCATCACCGTTGAATACAGCATAAGTTTTCGACATGTCAGCGCCCCAATGCGAACCAGAAGAAAGAGTATGAGCCGGTGGCTGTCCAACTCAGGATCATTGAGGTGGACGTCAATGACTGCACGTTTGCTGCGACCGAGCTAGGGTTCCCGCCAACAATAGAGTTCGGTAAGGCCCAAGCAATCAGACACTCAACAGGGAAGGGGGTGGCGAACGGTACCGATGTCCCCGAGGTGAAAGTTCTGTTACCCCACTGCCAGACCAATCCTCCCATCCAACTGGGGAAGTAGATGTGACCATTGACCGCCAGCAAGACCCGAAAGCCGGCGCGTAACTTCTTCGGCGTAACAATCGTCGCGTCATCAAGGCCTTGATCAACCTGGCTTTGACTGGCGAGTTTTGCCAATCCAGCCACCTCCTCTGTGGCTTGAGCAAGTACCTTCGCCAGACGGCGTGCAAGCTTCAGCGGAGTGACGGTTCGAGCATCGGTTGTGCCCTCATCCATGTCCTCGTCTTTTGCGTTGGCCTGAACGCCGGATTTGCTTTCCGTCGCCTCAACCCAGCGTTTCTTGAAGAATTGGAAGACGTTCAGCATGGTTGCTGGCTTTGTGTTTTCGGTCACTTCGTCAGCTTCAGCTTCGGCTTTGCTGGCCGTTTCGATGGCGTAACCCGCCAAGGTTGTAGGAGCTGTACCAGCCAGCACTCGGCCGAATTTATCGACCGTTACGCTCCTGAAGACGCCTGCAATATCCTTTGCTGTGGCTGATAGCAGTTCGAAGCTAAGCGCTGTGGTGCCAATTACGACAGGACTGTCGGTGGTCAATGTCCAAACTGTATCGGCGTAAGTGGCGCCGCGCTCAACGCCCACGGTCAGCGCAGAGGTCACTTTCGCGTTGGAATCTGCGTCTGGCGATCTGAGCCACTGGCCTGTCGCCGCGATGTATATTCCGTTTTGACTCGCGGTTTGCTGCTTTCTTACGAGAACGCGAGCGCCCGGTTCCAGGGCAATGCCATCAATGGTTTGCAGGCCTCCTAAGGCGATGCTGTTCAGGGTCGCAACGACGACAGACTGTTTTAAGTCAAGCTTGCCAATTTCTTCTGCAACCTTTACGTCGACGTACTCTCGTGTTGCAAGTACCACGGACGGATCAATTTTCAGCTCGATGTTGCTCGTACTGCTAACGATCAGGTTGATCCTGATCACCTGGGTTCGCCCTGAACCTTGAGCGAGCAGCGGCTTATAGGTGGGAGCACAGTTGGCAATCGCAACCAGGTCGCCTGCTGCGTCATAAAGACCAATCTCGCGTACCCACCAACCACCAACGTTCTCCGGGATGATCTGTTCGGCAATGATCACACTGGCATTGCTTGGGTCGACCTTCACCTGGTTCAACGGTGCACGTCGGCGCTCGTTGATCAGTTTGGTTTGTGTGCGGCTGGGGATCGGGTCGGTGCCGTTGGCATCCCCAACTGCCATCTGTGCAAATGTCCAGGGCACACCCAGAGCGTCTGCGTTCGCTTGTTTGGCTTCGCCGACGGCAGTGAGGATTGCGAAGAACTGACTGTTTTGATCGGTCATGAGTAAATGTCCATCGTGTCGATATGGTGTTCGCGGCCACCGATGCGGTACACGCCGCTGACGTCGATATCGCGCTGGGTCGGTGGGTAAACGTTGAGTTCGTCTCCTTCGTACACGCAGGCTCCGATAAATACGGTGCCGGTGCTTTCCAAGCTGATGGCCAGGCCGGTGAGGGGGCGGGTGAGCGGTTTGGCGTCATCAATCAGCCAGGTCAGCTCTTGGTACATTTCTTCGGTGATGCCGGTGTCCAGTACGCCGACCTTCAAGGCGAAGGTGCCAGGCACACCTTCCGGTACGGTCTGCCACCATTCCACAACTTCGATCAGGTAGCCCAGGGGCTCGACCACTCGACGCAGGGCGCCGATGGTGCCTTTGTGTGCGTGGATGTAGCGGGATGAGCGTATGGCGGCGCGCTTGGTGGCTTCGGTCCAGGTGCTGTCCCAGCGGTCGACGGAGAAGGCCCAGGCCAGGTACGGCAGTACCACCGCTGGGCAGGTGTTCGGGTTGCACAGATCCCGCAATGGGATCGGTACACGTTTAATTTCCGCGAGCGCTTGTGCCGCCTGGCGTTCAAGCGTTGTGGAGTTGTTCGGTAGCAGCTGCTGGGCGCCCATTACTCAGCACCCCTTGTGATGGTGACGCCGGTGCAGAAGGGCGCCTGTTCCTTGGTGGCGACAATATCGACCCAGTCTTCCAGCACGACCTTACGTACACCTTCGACGAACAGCGCCGCGTGCAGGGCGGATTCCGACACCTCCATAGCCAGGCGACGACGTTGGTTCACGTAGGTCTGTAAGCTCTGTTCAGCCGCAGCAAGTATTGGCTCAGACTCGGGGCCACTGGTCAGCAAGTACAGCTTGGCTTTCACTTGGTACCGAATGATTTCTGCGGGCTTCACGGTCAGGCGGTCGGCCACGGGCCGGCGGTCATCGTCGCTAAGATACTTCTTGACGGTGGCGACCAGGTCGGCCGACGCGGTGCCGTCGCCGAGCAGGGCCTGCACGGTGACCACTGCCACGGCGGGTGATGGGCTTTCAGCGGTCGCATCGGCAACGCGGCCATCAGCCCCACGGGCATGGAAAATGTAGCTCTGGCGCGGGCCGGCGGTGCTCAGCCCCTCCCAGGCCATTTGCGCCCGTTCCCGCAAACTGTCGTCGCCTTCCATGATCCGCGCGACAGGCGGGACGGCCATGGGCTTGGCTTCCTGAACCACCAGGCGCTTGACGTTGAAGTTGCCCGCCAACTGGTCCAAATCGGGGCCTTTGGCAAAGGCCAGCAGGTTCGCCATGGACGCCTCATTCACCCGCTGACGCCAGATGGTTTCGCGGTAGGCGTTCTCTTGCAGCAGCTTGGTCAGGGGCTCGGATTCCATTTCGAGGCGAGCGGCAATCTGCGGCTGTTCCTCGATCGGCCACAGGCTGATCATGTAGGCCTTGCGCTCGGCCAGGATCACTTCGAAGTCGATCTGCTCGACGATCTGCGGCGCCGGGAGCTGGCTGAGGTCAATCGCGGCAAAGGAGTTCATACACTGCCACCCAGTTGCAGCGGCAGGCTCATGCTCAACGGCTCGTTGGTGTCGACGATGGTGCCTTCCAGCTCTAGCACGGACTGACCTTGAAGGTTCGCGCCGAGGAACTGCACACGGCTAAGGCTGATGCGGGTTTCCCAGCGCATCAACGCCATGACTGTGCCCGCGTAGACACGCAGACGTGTGGCGTCGTTGAAGGGATGATCCACCAGCTCTGGCAGCAGGCTGCCGTATTCGCGGCGCATCACGCGGGTACCGATGCGGGTAGTGAGGATGTCTTCGATGCTCTGGCCGATGTGGTCCAGGTCGCTGATGTCGGCGCCGGTTTCTCGGTTCATGTTGGTAAGGGCCTCCCGGACTGATCGTCGCCTTGCTTAACGCCTGAGGTCAGGTGATTGACCAGGCTGACGCCCGCCGCGACCACGTCTCTCGAAACGTCTACCCGACCGACTACGTTCTGGTTGCCGGTTTGGTTGTAATCGCCCTGGTGATTGATGGGGCCAATGATGTTGATCCCGCCCTTGCTCACCAGGCTGGTGGTGCCGCTGTCGGGCAGGACAGCGCTCAAGTGATGTTGGACGCTGTCGTACTCGATAACCGCGCCGTCGGCGTAGGTGCGACGGTGCAGGCCGGCTCGGTTGCCGTTGGCAGGGATGTGGTCACTGAACAGGCCGGTCACGACAATGCCGTTGGCGAGCTGGCCGGATGGGCTGAACAGGATCACCTGTTCGCCTTCGGTGGGCGGATCCCATTCCTGATCAGCTCCAGCGCGCAGGGCGAGCCATGGAAGCCAGGCGGTGGTCAGTGAACCGGTTTTTACCTGCACGCGCGGGGGCTCCATCTGCACTGCGGCGATGACGCCGAAGCGGATGAGGTTTTCGAGCATGCGGGAGAGGGCGGCGAAATCGTTCATGGCGCCGATGGTGGCGCCACGCGTGCGGGAGCGCAGTATTTGCAGGTTGTAGGCTTGTTATCTACAAGCTGATGCGCACCTTTATTTAAATAGCAATACGATGGCTATTACTGCGGTGACAACTGCAGATGCTAGCGAAACAATAATCGAGAGGTTTACTTTTCTTTCGATTTTGTGTGTGTTTTCGATTAGCCGATCAATGTGTTTGGTGTTGTCAATAGTATTGCTGATGGGATGTTTTTGCTCGTAGTCACTGCTGCTTTTGTCTGCGTAGTTTGCAATTATGCTCCCTCCTGCGCCAGCGCAAGCAAATAATAGTACCTGCATGTAAAGATCTAGCTGGACTTTTAAGTCTTCAATATAGGGGTTGTTTCGGTCAATATACTGAAAGTAATAAATAGTGAAAAATACTTGAAATAGTACTCCGTATGATATCAGCAGCATTCCTTTGGGGAAGCGACCTGCTCTGACTTCTAGAAGGAAAATAAAAATTAATATTCCTGCTGTTGAGCCAGTATATATTCCCATTTCGGGAGTGGTTTTTTTAATTATCCATGGAGTTATCACAATTGTGAAAATCGCTGCTGCTATAACTACTCCTAAAATTATCCTTGCTACTACCTGCTTGGTTTTCATTCTGCTACGTGTTTTTGGTGAGGGGGTGGCAAGGCTACCATTTTGGGCTACTGAGCAGAAAGGTGGGTCAATAGGCTATTTCGTATTAGCTCGATGTCAGGGGTTGTGATTCCAAGTATTTCGCGCTGCTCATAACGAATGTCTGGGGCGCCGCGTTCTGCGCGATCTTTCAAACCGAATTGGTGCACCCTGGCAATCCGCGCGATACGTCCAGTGAAACCCACTGTCACGGCGTTGCTATCAATACGGACTTTTAGGTATGACGCAGTTCGTAGCTTCTTGAACATTGCAGCCTTCCTACGAATACGCCCCTGCTTACTGAGAAGGTTCCGCTGCTTACGTGGCGCAAACTTGGTTCCGTCCGGGTTTTCCTGAGCCATCACGCGCTTCTGCTGACTGCGGCGCAGCTCCTGCCCAATGCTCCGTGCAAGTTTGTTACGCTCCCCCGGCTCCAGCCTATCTAGCAGCACCGCCGCCCAGGTCTCCAGTGCTTCCAGATTACTTGCCATCAGCCACCCACCATTCACTCGTATTGCCCTGGGCACCAGGCTTCCAATTCGGATCGAGGTAGCTTGCCACGTACTGCGGTTCGTTCGGATGCTTCACGGTGGTGTTGCCCTGGTGATCCTCTCCAACCACGACCCGCTCTGTCAGGTGCAGGGTAATGCTGAGGTCCACCTTGTTCTTGTCGAGGATATCGGCTTCGAATTGGATTCCGTCTTTGACCTTGTCGAGGCTCTCCAGCAGCTCGGACTGGTTGACGCTCAGCCAACCCAGGATCGGCAGGATTACGCTGTCGGGGTGGCCGGCGAACTCGGTGAGGATGATCTGCAGGTCGAAGCTGTATTCAAACGACAGGGTGTGTGCGGCAGTGCAACGGACCTTGCCGTTATCGATGAAGATCAGCAGGCGGTCGGGGTCGTGCCTGAAGTCTGCAACGGTGGCCAGGAGATGAGCACGCAAGCTTTCAGGTTTGTTCATGGGTTGGCCTGCTGGTGTTTGTAGACCATGTCGACCTGGGCGGCACAATCGGCCCAGGCGGCTTCGGCGCGGTCCTGGTCGGTGAGTTGGTCGCCGTTATTGCGTGGGCTGGTCGCCGGCAGGACGCACGGTGTTACGGCCGGACAGCCAGTCACGATAAGCGGCGGCGCCGGTGAGGGCGGGGCGCTGGCGCAACCTGCGAGCAGCGTCAGGCAGAGGCTGGTCAGCCCAGTTGCGTAGTTCCTCGTTTTCACGTTTCAGGTCCTCTATGGTTCGCTCGCGCTTTGCCAGGCCCAGGCGCAGCTGGTCCTGCTGGCTGCGCAGGAGGCTCTGAGCATCACGCTCCTGCTTCAGGGTGTCGGTGAGGGTGTTGGCGGTGGCAAAGTTGCGGTCAGCGTCTTCGCGGGCGGTCTTGGCCGCAGCCTTTGCCAGTTCGGTTTTGCCTTCGGCGACTTCGATGCGCGCTTCCTGACCCCAGATCAACAGTGCCAGGGCGCCGAGCAAGGCAATGCCGTACAGAGCCTGGCGCAAGGTGCTCACGCGCGGTACCAGCCGAGTTTGTTCATGCGGGCAGCATCGAGATGCTGGATAGGGCCGCGCACGATCACCGCCCTGGCGTTGTTCATCAACTGGATGCATTCGGCCAGCCGCTCCATATCGGCTTGTTCAGTTGAATCGGGTACTACCAGCAGGTCGCCGTCCTGAACACGCAATTTCTTCACCGCTTCGAAGTCGATCATGCCGCCACCCCTTGTCCGCATTCGCAGCTGGCGTGCCGTTCGTAGGCGCGCTGTAGTTTGGTGTCGTAGAGATTCCGCAGATAGTCCGGCCCGTTGTAGAGGCGGGCGAACTCGGCCCATTTGCGGGTCTTGAGCGCCTTGTGTAGCGCTGGGTCGGTTTCGATAAATCGCGTGAACGCGTCGAGCTGCTGCGATTCGCTGGCAGTCATCGCCGAGACGAACGCCTGCACGCTGGCATAGCCGAGGCGCTTCCAGTGAAAACCCATGATCTGAAACGCGCCCCAGGAAGCCGACTCCAGGGCAGCGGCGTCGTCGATCAGGCGGGCCATGGCCAGGCGCTGGTGTTCGGCGGTACCGCCGATGTATCCGCCGGGTTTCGGGTTGACCAAGGCAGGGTTGGCGGCGGCGAGCTGATCGGCGTGACGCTTGAGTTCGGCTGGGTCATCGCCGGCATGTCGAGCCGTAGCGAGCTGGCGGTACATGATGTGCCGTTCGAACAGGATCACCGGCTTGCCATTGTCGAGGAAGCCTTTGCCCTTGGACTCCACCTCATTGACCGCGTAGATGCTCGCCAACGGCACGTCGAGGCGCTCGGCAGCGGCCACAAGGTCATTGTTGCGCAGCAGCTGACCGCAATCGCCGCCGGCCAGGCTGGTTTGGGTCTTGGTACCGGCGATGCCGTCGGCGACCAGGCCGACTTTGACCTGGTAGGCGCGGACAGCCGCTTCGGTGGTGTCACCGTAATCACCGTCCGCCACCAGGTTGGCCCCGTGTCTGTTGAGGTTCTTTTGCAGGATCAGCACTGCTTGCGAGCGATCCCCGTGGCGAAGGGTTGTCATAGTTGCTCTACCTTCCGGTTGAAAAACTTCTTGGCCGCAGCGCGGGTACCTTCGACGCCTAGCAACCCGATCACCCCACCGAAAAAAGGCGCAGTGGACGTCGGTATGCCGAGCAACGCCAGGCCATGGCTCGCCGCCAGGGCTAGCGTGCCGCACAGCGGTGCCTCGATCAGCATGCGGCGCAGGGTGCCGCCGCCATACATGATCCGTAGGGCCGCGATGACCAAGGCGAGGACTCCGGCGTAGAGAGTCGGCCAGTTTTGTTCGAGCCAGGCGGCGAGCCAGGCCCAGGTGTCGGGACGTTCAGGCATGCGCTTCATTCCGTTGTCCAGGGTTGGTGGGGTCAAGGGCTTGGTGCTGCGGTGTCAGTCCCATAGATTCACCATCTGCCGTTGGGGCGCGCTGGTTTGGGCTTCGGGCATGTTGACGACCAGGCCTTGCGGCAGGATTGGGCCGTGGTCGGCCAGGCCGGGGTTGGCTTCAAGCACTGCCTCGGTGACGCCTGCGGTACGGCCGTAGTGACGCCAGCAGAGGGCATCAACGGTGTCGTTTTGATTGGTGCGGATGGAGACGGGCATCAGATCAGCTCCACGGTTGTGCGGGTGCGGCCGAGGAAGTCGCGTACCGCCCAGCGCAGGTCCCGGCGGTAATCGTCGATGGTCGGGGCGGTTTCTTCGGCTTTGTCGCTGCCGGTATTGGTCGCGCTGTAATCGCGGTACCGCTCGCAGACTTCAGCGCCGGTACCTGCCTCGATCGCACGGCTGTACAGGTGAACCTTTACCGATACGTCCTTGATGCGATCCCCCGGCACGTCAGCCAAAGTGGCGTGGCCAGCGGCTTGTTGCGCGACGCGCCATTCGCTCAGTTCGTTATTGAGGTTGATCGCCGCTGCGATCACGGCGGTTTCCAGACGGGCCGGAGTGACGCTGGCGTCGATGCGCAGGGTGGCGCGCAAGCCGTCCAGGTCAATCGACGGCCAGAACGGGTCGGTGTTGATATGGCCGCCGGTGACTGGGCCGCTGGCTACAAATGCGCTCATGGAACGGCACTCAAAATAGATCGCCGGTGGTCGGGGCTTCACGTTCAGGAGGAGCAGCCTGGCCGATCCGCCCCGAGCCGGCGGGGTGCGTGGGGACGCTCGGTCAGCTGCCAGTGGCAGCGTGTTTTTTCAGGAGGCGCTCGGCGCCGTCCAAATCTTTTTTGCCGCCACAACCGTCGTGCAGCTCGATCGCCCGCTTGAGCAGGTCGATACCGGCCTGAATCTGTCCGGGCTGGCCTGGCTCCTCGGCGGTGATGCCATCCAATGTCGCGCGGCCGGTTGCCAGGTACAGCTTGGCGCGGGCCTGGTCGGGCATGTCTTCGGCGTCGGTCAGTTCGACGGTGCGGTGCAAGATGCTCAGGTCGAAACTGCCATTGGCCTTTTGCGCCTTCAGCGCGGCTGTGGCGATTTCTTCTGCCACCAGGCAACCGGTGGTGCGTTCGAAACGGTCCGGCATGATCAGCTTGTGCTTGAGCACATAGTCAGCGATGTCCAGGGCGCCGCTGTAGTCCTCGACGTCAACGCGCCAGACCATGACGGTGGTCATGACGTCGTCCTGAGCACCGTTGCCTGCTGCAAGTACTACCTCGACATACGGGATGTACTCGGGCAACAACTGTGCTTTGAGCGCAGCCTTGCCTTCGTTGGACTGAATGGCTTTCAGGCGCAGGCGGTCTTGCAGCAGCTGATTTAACTGGTGCTCGTACGCTGTTGCACCGGCCATGGATTGCTGTGGTGCTGTTTTCGCTGCCTCCATTGCCGCGCGTGCGCGGCGTTGGTGGGCTTGGGCGATGCTGAGTGCCATGGGATTAACCCTCGCTGCTTGCGTCTTCAACCGGAGTGATGTTTTCCAGCAGGCAGCCCAGGCCGTATTCCTCGACCACATAAGCCTCGTTCGACGATTCGAAGTTGCTGACGCGGTTCCACTCCGGCTCTTCCTTGAGGTAGCGGCGGCGACCGCCGATCTGCCAGTACACCGACAGGTTGGCGAACGTGGTGATGAGAATCGTGCCTTCGGGGATGTACGGCACCTCGTACAGCGGCAGGCCACCGACGCGGCGTTGCGAGATGATCAGGTCGCTCGCCAGGGTGTTGGTCGCGTCCTGGTCCTTGTTGACCAGGGCCAGAAACTTGTCGTGTACCAGTTCGCGGCCGGTCAGCACCACCAGGCCAGGATTGCGGCGATACCAAGGGTCGAGCAACTGGATGGCGTCATAGACCAAGGCGTCGATGTTCTTGAAATCGCCGGTTTTGCCAATGGTGATCTTGCCGGCGACGGCGCCTTCCTTCAGCACGCGGTCGGGTGCGTGGGTGCGGTACTGCTGGAGCCAGCCGATGTTGACGTCTTCCAGCAGCGGGTGCGCGGTGCGGTCGGTTTGCTCTGCGGCCGAAACGCCGTAGAAACCGATTTGGATACGGTCGAGCGCCTGACGTTGGGCGATGGCGCTGGACAGGCGGGTTTGGAAGTCCGGGAACTTGGCCCAGGCGTCGAGCTGTTTGTAGCTGACGAAGGTGTCGAAGTCGGTTTGTTCGGCCTTGTACTTGTCGCTCGACAGAGTGCCAATGCTGCGAGGTTCACGTTTTTTGACGTTGGTGTTGGTACGGCTGGCAACAGTGCCACCCACGCCCAAGCCGACCTTTTCGCCTTCCTGTTCATCGACGCCGATGACGTTGACCTTGGTCAGGAACTCGCTCGACTCCTGAATCTTGGTTTCCAAGCGCTGCTGGATGGTTGGGTCGACGCTGAATGTGGCGGTGGCCGATTCAACGCCGTTGAGCAGTGCGACCTGGCTGAGGTAGCCGGTGAAGAGTTTTCGAGTGTCGTTACGCATGGGTGTCTCCGATAGTGGGCTGGGCGGTGTAGGCCGCAGGTCAGAACTCAGCCAGGGCTTGTTTGCCGCCGCCGGTTACCGGTGGGCGCTGGGTTTGGGAGTGGTCTTGGGTTTTGCCGAGGGTGGTTTTCAGCTCGACCAGTTCTTTGCTGAGCTGCTCGACCTTGGTGTTCAGTTCGCCGGAGAATTTCTTCTCTGCGGCCAACTGATCCGGCAGGTCTTTGACGTGATCGGCAATCGCTTCGACGGCTTGGCCGATTTGGGCGAACTCGGCGTCGTCCTTCGCCTGTTTGCCGCCGAGCAGTGCCTGCACTTTGCTGAAGAGTTGTGCGCCGAGGCTGGGCTTGTCTTCGATTTCCTCAAACTGCAACTCGGTTTCCACCGCCTCGGTGAACATCGACGTCGCGGAATAATGACGGTCTTTGAATGGGCTGGATTCTGGCTTCTGCGCGGAGAAAGACAGTACATCGGTGCCCAAGCTGGCCGGGGAGTCGGTCACCGCCAGGCCCACGATGTAAGCCTCGCCGGTGTCCGAGAAGCTGTCGTCGATTTCGATCGAGGTGTAAATCTTCTGCTTGGCCTTGTTCATGGCGATCAGATCGGGCGTCGGCTCGACCTGGGCGAACAGGGCCAGCTTCTTCTGGCCGTTGATTTCCACTTCTTCGGTCTTGACCGCGAGCACGTCACCGTAGGCCTTGAAAGGGCTGTCGGGCAGCAGGCTGCGGAAGTGCTCCAGCCAGATGCGAGCACCATAGGTGGCTGGATTGAAGTTCTTCGCCGCCTGTTCCAGCCAGCTGCGTTTGATGGTGCGCTTGTCAGAGGTAGCGCCCTCGACGGCGACGCGGAACCAATTGCTGCGAAACTTCTTCATGCCGGGAATCCTCAGTGCGTTGGGCGCATGCTCTGACGTAAGCGATGCGTTGCAATGAGGGGCATGGTCGTGACGCGCGCGAGTTGCAGCAATGAGTTGTGGTTGTAAGGAGCAAATCTACAAGGCTAACGCGAGGGTTATCAGGCGATTCGTATAGCCAGTATCACTGTGCCATTATTCGTGGTGAAATTGATTTTTACGCAGATCTCACACTGAAAAGGATTTTTGAAATGGCAGCTCCAGGAAAACCAGAATCAAACCGAATTAAGTTTGCTTACTATCTCGCAGGGTGGGCATACGGAGGCGATAAAGTGGCGCTCCGTGCTGCTGCGAAGTCTGTACTCACATCTGAATATCAAAAAGAAATGAAAGGCCATATATTTTGCCCGGAGTGTTGCGTTGGTTTATTCAGATCCCCAGAGGATGGAGATAAAGACGCAAATGGGCGAGCTGCGTACTTCGCCCACAGTAGGACACACCGACCACCCTGCGGACTACGAGTGAAGAAGCGCGACGGGCAAAGATTTACGACCGAAGAAGAAGCTAAACAAGCCATTGATGATGAACTGCTCGTTGTTGTTAAAAGCTTTATGAAAGAAAAACCTGTCGCGCCGGTATTGCCAGGACAAATTTACGATGGTCCTGTCGTTGAAGATATAGATGGTGAACCTACAGATGTTCCTATTAAGAGGCATAATGGGGAGCAAATTAAGCTCCCTAGCAGGATAACTACAGTTCGAGGACTGTGTAGAAGTTTTGATAAGAATTATTATAAATATTATTTTTTGCCTGACGCCCAGTATCCTCAACTTTTAAGCGATGCCTTGATGGATGTGTCGAACGTTCGGGAGTTAAACGAAAAGTCTAAACTGTATTTCGGTCGTATAAAGCGCATATTTAAAATGGGGGATGGTAATCCTTGGAATATACAAATGACTCGCCTTCAATATGAAAACGATGGTGATTATCAAGATTTCACTTTGAAGATGTCTATTCGTGACTCCAAGGAGCACGGCATAACGGATGCATCCATTGGTCGTATCGTGATGATGTACGGTCCTATTTCAAAAAATGGAAGCGGTTTAGCTATAAGTGATCTTGGGTGGGGGGAGTTTGCCCTGCTTCCTGCCAAATATGATCAGGTACTCTTCCCTGAAAATGCTGAACCTTATCAGGAAACTCTAGAAGAACTTCTAGCCGATGCGACAGGCCTCACACTAGAGGAGATTGAAGAGTGGATGCTCGATGAAGAGCAAGAAATTACCGATGATGGTGTTTTAGTAGGTCATATAGTAAATTTCCGCGATGATACGCCTGAGAGAGTTATGAGTCGGGTTAGTGGTAGAACGGGAGAGTACACAGCGAACGTCGGTATCATCGATTTAGATGAGGGTGAATAGGGAAATTATCGTACCCTCTAGTTAGCTTGGAACTAATCGTTATTCACGGAAGTGAGGTTGTGTAAGCAAAGGCTACAGGTGGTAACCCTACCTTATAGCCTTTGTGTTCGGCAGCATTTGGTTTATGACAACCGAATTACTTCCCATTGATCCCCGACGCCAATCCAAGTTCCTGTATTGGATGGGTTGGCGCATCTGCGAGATTGCCGAGGCTACGGGCGAAAAGGAAAAAACGCTACACAGCTGGAAGGCTCGCGACGAGTGGGACCGGGCGGATAATGTCGAGCGCATCGGCGGGGCGCTGGAAGCGCGTCTGGTGCAGTTGATCCTCAAGGAAGGCAAGAGCGGCGGGGACTTCAAAGAGATCGACCTGCTGCACCGGCAGTTGGAGCGACAGGCCCGCATTCAGCGCTTTCAGGGTGGCGGTACCGAAACCGAACTCAACCCCAACCTCGCCAAGCGCAACGAAGGACCGAAGAAGAAGACGCCGAAAAACGACATCAGCGAAGACCAGATCGAGCTGCTGCGCGAAGCGTTTATCGATGGGTGTTTCGACTACCAGAAAGACTGGCACCGGGCGGGCAACCAGCGCAACCGCGTCATCCTCAAAAGCCGACAGATCGGCGCCACTTATTACTTCGCCCGAGAGGCGTTTATTGATGCGCTGGAAACTGGGCGCAATCAAATTTTCTTGTCGGCGTCGAAGAATCAGGCCTACCTGTTCCGTGGGTACATCCAGGCGTTTGCCCGCGAGGTCATCGGCGTTGAGCTGACCGGTGATCCCATCGTGCTGCCGAACGGCGCCGAACTGTTTTTTCTCGGTACCAACGCGCGCACGGCTCAGGGCTACCACGGCAATTTCTACTTCGACGAATTCTTCTGGACGTTCAAGTTTGAGGAGCTGAACAAGGTTGCATCGGGTATGGCGATGCACAAGAAGTGGCGCAAAACCTACTTCTCGACGCCGTCGACCATGGCCCATGAGGCCTACACCTTCTGGACGGGCGAGCGCTTCAACAAGGGCAAGCCGGCGGCTCAGCACACCAAAGTCGACGTATCCCACGGGGCGCTCCAGCAAGGTAGGTTCTGTGAGGACCGGTTGTGGCGACAGATCGTCACCATCCTCGACGCGGAGCAGGGCGGTTGCGACTTATTCGATATTGAAGAACTGCGGCGGGAGTACAGCCCCGAAGCGTTCGCCAACCTGCTCATGTGCGAATTCGTCGACGACGGCGCGAGCATTTTCCCTCTGACGGTGTTGCAGCCCTGCATGGTCGACAGCTGGGTCGAGTGGGCCGAGGACTACAAGCCGTTTGCGATGCGGCCGTTCGGCGACCGCCAGGTGTGGGTGGGGTATGACCCGGCGGAAACCGGCGATTGCTCGGGCCTGGTGGTGGTCGCGCCACCTCTGGTAGCAGGGGGCAAATTCCGGGTGCTGGAGCGTCACCAATTCCGAGGCATGGACTTCGCGGCACAGGCCAGCGTGATCAAGGCCGTCTGCAACCGCTACTGGGTGACGTACATCGGGATCGACGTCACCGGCCTGGGCAGCGGCGTGGCGCAGCTGGTGCGCCAATTCTTCCCCAACGTCACCACGTTCAGCTACTCGCCCGAGGTCAAGACCCGCCTGGTGCTGAAGGCTTACGACGTGATCCACCGGGGTCGGCTGGAGTTCGATGCCGGCTGGACCGACATGGCGCAGTCGCTGATGGCGATCCGCAAAACCATCACCGCAGGCGGTCGCCAATTCACCTACACCGCCGGCCGCAACGACAACACCGGCCACGCCGACCTGGCATGGGCGCTCTTTCACGCATTGCACAACGAACCGCTGGAGGGGCAGACCACTGCCAATACCGGGCGGATGGAGATTTTTTGATGTCGAACCGCCGCAGAAATACCAAGCAAATGGCCCAGGCTTCCACGGTTGCAACGCAGGAGTTCATTCCGCGCAGTGATAGCAAGATGGAGGCGTTCAGCTTCGGCGATCCGTCACCAGTGTTGAGTGGCCGGGAGGTGTTTGATTATCTGGAGTGCTGGTTTAACGGGCGGTGGTACGAGCCGCCGTTGTCGCTGGACGGTCTGGCACGGTCTGTGGGTTCCAGCGTGCACCTTCACTCGGGGCTGATGTTCAAGCGCAATTTGCTGAGCAAAACCTTCATTCCACACCGGCTGCTGTCGCGGGCAGCGTTCGAACAGTTCGCCCTGGACTTCCTGTGCCTGGGCAACGGCTATCTGGAAGGGCGGCGCTCGATGCTCGGCCCGGTGCGCGAGTTGGTACCGCCGCTGGCGAAGTACATGCGCTCGGGCAAGGACGGCCGACAGTTCATGGTTCAGGGCTGGAAGGAAGAGCATGAATTCGAACCGGGCACCGTTTTTCATCTGCGGGAAGCGGATCTGCACCAGGAGGTGTATGGCCTGCCCGAGTGGATCAGCGCCTTGCAGTCGGCGTTGTTGAATGAATCGGCCACGCTGTTTCGCCGTAAGTACTACGAGAACGGCAGTCATGCCGGCTTCATCCTCTACATGACCGATGCGGCGCAGAACGAAGCGGACGTCGATTCACTGCGCAAGGCGCTCAAGGACTCCAAGGGGCCGGGCAACTTCCGCAACCTATTTGTGTACTCGCCGAACGGCAAAAAGGACGGATTGCAGATCATCCCGGTCAGCGAGGTGACGGCCAAGGACGAATTCAACTCGATCAAAAACCAGACCCGCGACGACGTGCTGGCCAGCTTGCGCATTCCGCCGCAGTTGATGGGCATTGTGCCGCAGAACGCGGGAGGGTTTGGGTCGATCAGGGAGGCGGCGCAGATCTATGCAGCCAATGAACTGGAGCCGATTCAGGCGCGTATGGCGCAGGTGAATGACTGGCTCGGGGAGGAGGTCGTGCGCTTCAAGCCCTATGAAATTCCCGTGGGGGCCTAAAACCCCCTGCGCAGCAAACGAGGCGACGAACCGGTGCGTCAACACCGGTTCGACGCTGAAACACTCGAACAAGCCGAGTGCTCCAACCAAGGCCTCGCCCCACTGCGCAGGGGGTGCGAAGCCTAAGCGAATCCAATTGTCGAAACAAGGATCACTTATGAGCACACCGATAATCCCGTGGATGGGCGGCAAGCGTCGCCTGGCAGATCGTCTTATTCCGCTGTTTCCGCCGCATGAATGTTATGTCGAGGTCTTTGCCGGCGGCGCAGCGCTTTACTTCATGCGGCCCCAGGCTGCGCCAGTTGAAGTCCTTAACGACATCAATGGCGACTTGGTGACGTTGTACCGTGTCGTGCAGAACCACTTGGAAGAGTTCGTACGCCAGTTCAAATGGGCGCTCAGCTCCCGCCAGGTGTTCGAGTGGCAGAAGATGACCAGGCCGGAAACGCTCACCGACATCCAGCGTGCGGCGCGGTTTTTCTACCTGCAGCACCATGCGTTTGCGGGGAAGGTCAGCGGGCAGACGTTCGGTACAGCCACCACTGGCCCTGCCATCAACCTGCTGCGGATTGAAGAGAACCTGTCTGCCGCCTGGCAACGGCTGTCGGGTACCTACGTCGAGAATCTGGGCTGGCTGGAATGCGCGGAGCGGTACGACCGGCCGCATACCTTCCATTACATGGACCCGCCTTACTGGCAGACCGCAGGCTACGGCGTGGATTTTCCCTTTGAAAACTACGAGCGGATGGCCGACTTCATGCGGCGATGCAAAGGCAAGGTGATGGTGAGCATCAACGATCACCCGGACATTCGACGGGTGTTTGATGGCTTTCATTTTGAAACGGTAGATATACGGTATAGCACGGCCAATCAGAGGCACGGGAAGTCCGAGGTCAGTGGGGAACTCATTATAATGAATTGGGAGTCTGCTGCGTTGGGCCAGCTTTTTTGAACTGGGTTAATTAGCACACTAAAGCGGTAATCTGCGTGCTTCTTTTGAGGGGTTCTGTTTTGGCAGGGGTAAATTATTTTAGTTGAAAGTGCTTGCGGTATTCGATGGGAAAAAAAATATAATTTTTTGACAGGTTCTATCAGTAGGAAAGCAGCCATCGAATATCGCTTGCATAGTTACGAAGGCATTCAATGCAATGCTCTTGGTTCCTGTTTTCGCCGAACGCCGTTCGTAGGACCTGATCGTACTTTGCTTCTGCGACTTGTTGTCTAGCGACGATGACTTTCTGGTTTACATGGTCGAATCCGAAGAAGTCGATCATGTCCATCATGCAAGATTCAAGGCACACAATTTTTGTGCGGAGAAATGCAAAAGCCTCTAATTGATCGTAATTGCAGATAGCCCTCAATGCTCTCTTGTCACCGGTCAAAATACGATAGTCAATAGCTTTAGAGTCATTGTCTTTCGCATGTAGGAACAGAGCTTGCTCACCCGCATCAATTGCGGAAATCTCATTCAAATGCTCAAGCAAGTCGAATTCCATGGGAGCTTCTGTAAGCACCTGGCATTTTTCGAGAAGTTCATTGATTCGATCGTAAGCTTGTACGCTACCTACATATTTTGCGATTGATTTGTCAGGCTCGTTCAATCGAAGGCTGTATCTCATCGTGTTTAGAACGAAGCAGTCATATCGGTCAGATTCAAGAGCGCCCAAGGCATCATCAATAAGATCGCATTGGGCTAGTTTGATAACAAGATCATTGTCAGACAGTAAAATCATTATTTACCAACTAATGTCCCTAACAACGAAAGACTATCTTCCTTGAGAGCGTCCTGAACATTAGCGAATAAATATTTTGAAATGAGTTCGCTGTCTTTTCTGCCTTGCGCAATTACGCTTAATGTTTTAGTGCAGAGAGGCCAAAAGTTTCCGTTATGCGCACAGTTCAAGAGCACATGAGTCGGGTCAATTGCATGCCGCTTGCCGAAATCTATAGCCAATTGTGCTAGCACAGGTGCAGCCATGAAACGGCCAAGGACAAGCTGGGCCTGCCTTCCTGCGAGTAGTTCCAATGCATAGTTGTCGGCAGCTTGCTCCGCTTCGTCTTTACCGTTTGGATCTTCGGCAATGTCACTGTCTACTATGGCGCCATTCGTGTCTAAATGCCCAAGTGCAATGTGGCCGAGTTCGTGAGCCAGATGAAAAAGCAAATACCCACACGCTTTTCGCGAAGACAAAACGATCGTAGGGCGATCTTTGATGGACATAGCAATGCCATCCATCTTTTTCTTCATCAATCCTGATGCCAGGTGAATAACAGGAATGCCCACTTGCCAGCAGTATTCGATGAGGCCTTCGAGGTCTACCCAGGGCCTGCCGGTTGCCAAAATCTGCCGACGAACTTCTTCAGCAGAGCCAGGCTGTTGGAACTCACGGTCAAACGCAGACAGGACAAGCTTGCTAGCACTGCGTGCTAGGGCAACCGCAATCTGTACATCGTCTGCGGTAATGCCTTTCATCAGCTTGAAGCGTCGCATTTCTGGCAGGTCGAACTCCACACGGGGTGGTTCCTCTACCAAAGGGCGTACTTTGAGATTCAATGCTTTGGCCACAATCAGCTTGGCTTGTTGAAGGCCTGCTGGGGTTTCTGCGATCTCATCTTCCCACCAAGAGGGCAGGATTGCTTTCACATCCCGCTTCTTGATGCCGTGTGCGTTGAGGGCGGAATAAAGATTTTGGATGGTGTCAGTCATTTCCCCCTCCTTTGGCCTGATGCGCGGGTGTGCTTAGACGGCGCGAATAATAGCTTAAATCACACGTTTGTGTTCGTTTGTGTTCAAAGTGCCACTGAGCACATGCAGGTTGCTTCTTCATTCTAGGTGTAGACCACTAATTGATCACTATGTGCCCATGCTCGAAGGGCCGATGCCTTTGCGATTCTGAGTGGCGTACATCTACCCCCACCCTTCGGAAGTGCCTGCTGACTTAAAACTCAATTTCATGGGGCTATGGTCCAACCAGCACCTGGCGCGCGCCGTCGTCCCCCCACCTCGCCTGCGGGCTAAATGGGTCGTTTTTTCTGCACACCTGCGGACCACTCGCGGCGGTGCAGGCTGGGCGCTTGCTTGGCGTTGTGGGGAGGTTGAAAGCCTGCGGAACCCTGCACCGAGGGGTATTTCTTCGAAAGGTCTGGAGGCGTTGCTGTGCAGGTAGAGGGGGGGATTTCAAAAAGAGTAATTTCAGTAACCACGTATGGGTAATGGGCTACAGGCCGCGTATTCCGTGGGGTTCGGTATTACAAAAAGGAGTAACAGAGAAGTAATTGAAAAGGTAATTTTCTGCCAACGTGTTGTTTTTAAAGGGTTTTTATAAGCATGAGGATTACATTTATAAAGAGTAATCAGATTACTTCAATATTACTTAAAAATTACCTTTTGGCCGGAATGCAAAACCCTTAAATTTCAATAACTTGAGAGTTAAAAACGGTCAAGATTACTTATGTTACTCTTTTTTTTGCCCCCCTCTAGATTTCGAATCTCAGCCCCCTACACGTGTGATGCGCACGCGTAACGCGGTGCAATCTCAGGTCCGTGGGGATGGCGTGGGAACGCTTTCGCGCAACCGGCACCGCTGGAGCCCTTGTATTCCGGGGCCTCGGCTGAGCGATCGAGGGTGCGGGTACTTTCGAATCTCTCCTTCACCGCCAAATTTGAAACGACTAAACCCCTGAAAACGTTGAAGTTTTCAGGGGTTTTGTGTTTTCAGAGGGTCAAAAAAGGCCCATATGGGAACATCCATGGGAATACTTGAGGATCTTTTTCAAGTGCGACCTATCGTCGAACCTCTGTCTTTCAGCGCTGTAGGGCCGAGCGACTCTAGCCTACGACTCTCACGGAGCGCATGGGGACCAGAGCGCCCCGCTATTCGCAATACTGAAATGCCATTACCCTGCTACGTTTGACCGACGACTAGTCGGGCCATTTAAATGCGAGGGAGCGATGACTGTATCCAATTTAGAAAAGTACCGGAAAGACTTACAGGCTTTACTTCAAGAGGGTGGGGCGGTTCTTCAAGCGCTTCGCCGTGGCGCAGATGGGGTGGAAGAATGGCGAGAGCGTTTGGCAAGGGCAGGCTGGTCAGAACAGCAAATCGAAGCTTACGACAATAAGCTCAAACCCTTTCGGGTTTGCTATCACCATTGGTATTCGGAAGCTCTGCTCGTTGTGAAGCAACTGCTTCCTGACCGGTATGCGGACTTTGTAAAATTCTATGAACGACCAAAAACGCGAAAGTCATTTGATGTCGAGACTTATCGAATCGAGGATGCGTGCCAATCTCTCTCATCGACTCAGTATGGTGGGACCGTGGTCGTTGACATGCATGCGGCTATTCCATTGCTACAGCAGCAGATAGCAATTCTTGAATCCATAGAGAAACGTTTCGAGAGTTCACTCTTTGACATCAAGCAGTTAGTACAGGCTGATCTTTTTGACTCGGAACTTGATGTGGCTAGAGAGCTGCTGAAAAACAAATTTGCTCGTGCAGCAGGTGCTGTTGCGGGAGTCGTGCTGGAAGGCCATCTGAAGCAGGTATGCGACAACCATAGCTTGCCCAAGAAATCTGGAACCATCGCAGTGCTCAACGACGCGCTAAAAGCGGCTAGCGTTATTGAACTGTCGCAATCTAGGCATATTCAGTTTCTTGGAGACATTCGCAATAAATGTGGTCATAAAAACCCGACCGATCCAACGGTTGAGGAAGTAGGCGAGCTTATTGCTGGCGTCGATAAGGTTATAAAAACCATCTTCTGAACCACTCGCCGGGGGCAATTTTGCCCCCTTTGAGAAACTGCTTAAAGGTTCAGGGCAAGTTGAAGCATCCCGATAACGTCTGGTCCGTCCTCATTAATCCACATCCCATAGTGCTGACGAATCATATTAGCGCTGGTGTGCCCCATCTGCTCCGCGATCCAGTCAACCGTAAGCGATCCATAAACCCACCTATCCCAAGGTGAGTCAACGGTTTACCGTGGCATCTCCGGTGAGCAGTTCCACGGCAGCAAGGCTTCGTAGTCTTCGACCGTCGAGGCATATGGCAACCGCTCCAGTACGTGGCGCAGCCACGTATAGGGCTCCTGGCCGTTGACCTTGGCGGTCTCGACCAAGCTGTAAATCTTTGCGCTGGCGGCGGCGCCGTTGACGGTATCACTGAACAACCAAGCTTTGCGTCCGATCACAAACGGCTTGATCGCTCCTTCAGCGGCGTTGTTGTCGATGGGTAAATAACCCGCTTCGACATAGCGCTCCAGTCGGTTCCAGTTATTCGCCAGATAGTGCACAGCCTTGCCTAATGCGCTTTGCGGCGTCACTTGGGATTGGGTCTTAGCCAGCCAGCTTTTCAGTTGGGCCAGGATCGGCGAGCTTCTTTCCTGACGAGCGATAAACCGTTGCTCATCGCTGGCGTCTTTGGATTCGCGTTCGATGCTGTACAGTTTGTTGATCATCGTCAGCGCGATATCAGCCCTCCCGGTTTTACCCTTAGGCTGCACTTTTTGCGCATCCACGAACTTGCGGCGTGCATGCGCCATGCATGCCAGTCGCTCCACGCCCGGCTGCAACACCAAGGCGTTATAGCCGGCGTAATCATCGGTCATCACATAGCCGCGATAGCTGTCCAGCAAACGCAACGGTACATCCTGCGCTCGGCTGGAGGTGTAGTCGAACAGCACGACTTTCTTGTCCGGTGGGCCACTGGCCTGCACCCACATCCAGGATTGACTGGTCGGGTCACGATCCGGCTCCTTCAACACCTGGACGCGGGTTTCATCGCAGTGGATCACCGGGCTTTCCAGCAAGCGGTCGCGCATCAAATTCAGCAGTGGCTGGAAGTGTTCGCTGCACTGGATCACCCAGCGCGCCAGCGTCTGGCGCGCAATCTCGACGCCATGTCGGCTGAGCACGGTTTCAAACCGGTGCAACGGCAAGCCATCGACGTACTTGGTAGTCAGCAGCATCGCCAGCACGCTGGGACTGGCCATACTCTTTTCGATCAACTGAGCAGGCTTGTCAGCCGTGACCGGTGCAGTTTCACACCCCCGGCAACCGTAGACCTTGCGGATGTGCCTGATGACACGGATCTGCATCGGCACGATGTCCAGTTGTTCGCTGGTTTCTTCGCCGATGGCGTGTTTGCGGCAACCGCAGGCACAGGTCAGTTCGTGTTCAGGCAGTTCGTGGATGATTTCGATACGCGGCAGATCGGCCGACAACGGCTTGCGCTTGCCACGGCGCGGCGTCGGCGCAACGGCTTCTTCGTCAGGGTCATCAACGAGCGGCATCGGCTCGCTTTCGGGCTCGTTGAACAGCGCCAGTTGCGGCGTGTTGGGCTCGACAGTCTGTTCGGACTTGCGCCCGAACAAGCGGTCGCGCAGCAACTTGATCTGCTCTTTCAGGTCGACGATGTGGGTTTGATAAGCCTGGGCCACTTCTTCCTGGCGACTGAGTGCCTCAAGCAGCAGTTGCTTGAGCAAAACAGGATCATCAGGAAGGTCGTCGGGCAGGGAAATCATGGCCCGGATTATACCGGGTCAGGCTACGTAGCGTGGGGTCAAAACCTGATGAGGGCGGTTGCGCCAAAGGTCAAAACCGTCGAGCAGCCAGTTCAGTTCCTGGACGCTCAATACGATGGCTTCGTCGGTGACGTCGGGCGAGGTTTTGAAACGCTCGGATTCCAGGCGCTTGAGCCAAAGACAGAAGCCGTTGCGCTCCCAATAGAGGATTTTCACCCGGTTGCGGGAGCGATTCAGAAAAACGAAAAGTACCGGGTCGAAGACGGCCACCTTGATATCCAGCTCGACCAGGGCGGCCAGGCCGTCGATGGATTTTCGGAAGTCCACGGACTTGGGGTAAAGGTAAACTTTTTCGACTTTGGCGTCGGGACGCATCATGAGGTGCTGGCTCCAGAAAGAGATCGGGAGCGCAGCATCGGGCTTCAATGGGCGGCTTTGAATGTGTGGGTGATGGATCGGTTACAGATATGCCGGAACGCTTCGGCCCATGGTCAACGGTGTATCAACGGTTCCGGGGTTGGCGAAACCAGGGCACCTTCGATCAGATGCTCAAACGCTTGCACCTGAGACTGAATGAGCAAGGCTTGATCGATGTGCAAACCTGGATGATCGACTCAACCGCAGTACGTGCAACCCGAGCCTCTTCTGGCGCCGGGAAAAAAGGGGGCCTGACGAGCCTGCCGATCACGCTCTAG